ATCCGCAAACCGGAAATTACAATTTAAAGTTTAATCTTAACAACATGTTAGAAGATTATTATCTACCAGTTCGTGGGGGTAATTCAACTACAACAATTGATACGTTGCCTGGTATGACATTTACCGGAATGGATGATATTGAATATATCAAACATAAAATGATGGCAGCGTTAAAAATTCCTAAACCATTTTTAGGATATGATGAAGGCGTTGAGGGTAAAACAACTTTAGCATCAATGGATATTCGTTTTGCTAGAACAATTGAACGTATACAGCGAATTGCAATATCAGAATTAACAAAAATTGCAATTGTACATTTATATTCTCAAGGATATGAGGGAGAAGAATTAGTTAATTTCGAGTTAGATTTAACAGCTCCATCAATTATTTATGATCAACAAAAAGTTGCATTAATGACTGAAAAAATGACATTAGCAACTGCAATGAAAGATTCAAAATTAGTTTCAGATAAATACATTTATGAATATATCTTTAATATGTCCGAAGATGAATGGTTACAACAAAGAACGGATGTTGTTGAAGATTTAAAACTTAGATTCCGTCAAAACCAAATCGAACAAGAAGGTAATGATCCTGCAGTGACTGGTACATCATATGGTACTCCGCATGATTTAGCATCAATGCATATGTCATCTGACGATGTTGAGAAAAAAGATAAAGGCGGTAGACCAAAAGAAGGTATTAAGTTTGGACAACATAAAAATGAAATGGGATGGGATCCAACAGGTGCAAAAACAATAAAACAAGCATTTAATCCTGAAAATCAACGAACAGCTTTTTTACCAGATATGCGCGCTAGCAAAGCAGTAAATAAGCCATCAGTATCAACAGAAAACTTTATAAAAAAAATAAAAACAAAGGGGCCGAGAATTATTACGGAATCATTAAAAGCTAATAACTTAAACGATCCAGAAAAGGATTCTGGCACAATGTTAGACGAAAATAACATTTTGTAGAAATAAACATATTTATTATTAAAATAAAGATACTGAACGCATGAAGAAATTAAAACATTCAAAATATAAGAATACCGGTATTCTTTTTGAAATGCTTGTTCGAAAATTAACATCTGAAACGTTATCATCGAACAAATCAGTAACAGTGGATATTATTAAAAAATATTTTGGTAGAAATACGGAATTATCAAAAGAGTTACAATTATATAATGCACTGTTAAAAGAACAATTCCGTAGTGAAGCTCAAGGATTGGATTATATTCGCACTATTAAGAAAACATACGGCAATTTAAATCAAAGCATATTAAAGCGACAAAAATATAATTTGGTAAAAGAAATTTCGGAAAAATTTGTTTTTTCTGATATGGCAAAAATTCATATTCCGAATTATAAAACATTAGCTTCAATTTACATGTTGTTTGAATATCAAGAAACAGATAATCCAAAACAATTGTTAGAATGTAAAAATGCTGTTATATCAAATGGAATGATTGTAGAGAAAAAAGTTCCAACAAAAGATCCAATAATTGAATCATTTGAATCACAACCCAAAGAAGTACGTTTAATTGCATATAAATTACTTGTAGATAAATTTAATAATAAGTATTCAACTTTAAGTGAATCTCAAAAACGTTTATTAAATAAATACATTACCAACGTTAACGATACAGCAGAACTTAAAAAGTACATAAAAACAATCATTCCAGAAATTAAATCACAACTTGCACAGCAGGCAAAATTAGTAACTGATAAAGCAACTAAAATAAAAGTTCAAAAGCTTTCTGAAATGTTATGTACGGTAGAAAATATGAAAACGATAAAAGAATCTAATATTCTTTCATTATTACGATATTTTGATTTGATTGATGAATTAAAAGGAGTACATCAATGAAATCATTTCTTAAAGAAATAGAATCAAAATTTGTTGAATTAGAAGATTCATTAGATAATGAAGATATTAATACAGATGATGATTTAGACGAACAAAGTACTACCGGTGCTGTTGCGGGATATAACATTCCAGCTGCATTCGCTAAACCAGGAAAATGGCAAAATAAAAATAAAACATACGAATCAGTAAATACGCCACCAACATTTCGATGGAAAGATGATACATATCAACATCCAGAATCAGAAGAAGAAGAAATGAATGATAAATTTCCTTTTAGTGCAAATGACAATAACTGGCATAATAAATCATATGAATATCCATCTAAACATATAAAAGGAAAGCCGGCAAAACAGCCTAAGCGCGATGTATATGAAATTATGGATAAAAAATATGAACATCTTATTGAATCGTATCGAGCATATGCAACGGGTGATGCAAAATCAACACCTGAAACTAAAATAAAACATACAATTAAAGAAGTAGCTAAAAAGCTTCAAGAAATTGAACAAACAGTTAGTTATGCAACTAAATTAAAAACAGAATCAGGAGTTGCTCGCAATGGATACGGTCCATCTGTAGAGTCAGCATTAAATAAAATATCAGAAAGATTAATTAAAATATCAGAACGCGTAAGAGCATTAGGAGAATAAAATGTCAAAACAACTAATAGTAGAATATATGCCATTTAAGCCTGTTGGTTCATTAACTGAATCTAGCGGCGCTGCATATGGAATACCTGGTGGTTTTGTTGTACAAGGAGTTTTGCAACGAGCAGGAGCTAAAAATCAAAATGGACGCGTATATCCAAAACGTATTCTAGAAAGAGAATGTCAACGTTATCAAATGGAATATATAGATCAACATAGAGCATTAGGAGAATTAGATCATCCCGAATCATCAGTTGTAAACTTAAACAACGTATCTCACAATGTTTTAAAAATTTGGTGGAAAGGTGATGACTTACACGGTGCAGTACAAATCTTAGATACTCCATCGGGTAAAATACTTAAAGAACTTTTTAGAGCCGGAATTACTTTAGGAATTTCTTCCCGAGGATTGGGTTCGGTAAAAGAATTACGAAATGAAGGTACTGTAGAAGTTCAAGAAGATTTTGAATTAATATGTTGGGACTTTGTATCTAATCCTTCTACCCATGGGGCTTTTATGCGGCCTACGCACATGAATGAATCAGTAAATAAAAATATATCAACAACTAAATACACAAGAACAAACGACATCATTACATCAATTTTATGCGATGATGGTAAATGTAGGATTATATAATGAAAACACCTAATTTGAAATTTATTCTAGAAACTATGATGCAAGATCAACCTAAGCCGATGACTAAGGAAGAAAAGCAACAATTTATGCAAGAGATAGCAAACTTTTCAGCAATGGGTGAATCAGTTTATGGAAAAGGCGATTTAGAAACCATCGTTGAACGAGTTCAACAAATCGTAGAACGTGCAGATAAAATCATGACCGAAAGCGATGATTGGATGTCAAATGTTGCTCATAAAAAAGGCAATAAAAGAATGCATGAAGATTATAGAGACTTTGAACAATCGGCACGAGATCTTAAAGAAGCACAAGACCGAATGGCTATGGCATATGAAAACATTGGACAGCATTTGAGTAGATATTTTAATGTTGGATAATTGGATATCATATAAAAATTTATTATAATATAGGTGCATGATGAGTAAATTTAAAAAATTATATCGCGATTTTTTCGGCTTGAAAGAACAAGCAACTGCAGGAGCAGTTAAAATGCCAAAAGCTACTCCTCCGGCAGAAATAAAAAAATTAACCGATCAAGGTATTAATGTTAAATTAGAAGAAGAACAAGTAGACGAAGCTCAATTAGTAAATCATATTACAGATTATCAAGGCGGAATTGAATATGTACTTCGTGATCCATCAACGGCACAATTGGTAGCACAAGAAATTCAAGAATGGGCAGAACGTAAAGGTTTTACCGTAATTAAAAAAACTTTATCTCCAACAGGTAAGATTGGATATTTTTATTTTAGATTAGGACAAGACCCGGCATTGGAATCTCAAAAACTTCAAGGATATTTAGCTCAAAAACCAGAATTAAAACATTTTAGATTTAATGTTAGACAACAAGCTGCAAAAAAACCACAAGCAAACATTTAATAGTTATATATGAATAAAAAACAAAAACAACACCAAAGCATTGTTCCCGGTAATGCTTCTGCAGTAACTGTAGTAAATCAAGATTTGGGCTTTGCATTACGAACTTGGAAACGAAAAGTAAAAGCAACTGGAGTTTTAGAAAAAACAAAAGACAACAAAGAATTTATTAAGCCCAGCGTTAAACGTCGACAGCAAAAACAAGCTGCACAGTTTATGCAAAAGGTTAGACATCTAAATTCATTTTAAGTTTTTTTAAAATTATTTTAGGCCCTAACAAAAAAAGTTAGGGCTTTTTTACTGGTTTTTCAAACAGTGCTATATTTATTTTAGAATACGCTATTCAATCTTATATAGCGTTCATACGTAATTATTTATATTCTATTAAGATTTCAAATAATCTTATTTCCAAAAAACAAATTTAAGGAGAAAAATGGCAAAATCAGACTTGCTAAAAGAAGCAATTGCTGATGCGAAGGCTGTTAAAGAAACTGCTTTAGCAAACGCAAAAATTGCTTTACAAGAAGCATTCGCTCCTAGACTCGAAGCAATGTTGCAAACAAAGCTACAAAATGAAGTCGAAGGCGAAGAAGACATGGACGTTGCTGGCGATGACGCAGCAATGAATATGGATGCAGCAGATGCTGCAGAAACTGGTATGGGAGATATGCCTTCAAACGTTAAAGTTGGATTGGATTTTGATGATGATGGTGAGTGGGATTTAGAAGGAATGGTAGGTGCAGGGGAAGAAATGCCAGCTGAAGAACAACCAGCTGAAGAACAACCAGCATCAGATGAAGAAATGACAGCTGAATACAATGAAGGTCATGGCCCGGATGATTTAGATGTAGAATCTATTATTCGTGAATTAGAAGGCGATCTGGACATGGAAGTTGAAGATGACATGATTGCAACAGAAGGTATGTATTCTGAAACAGATGAAGATCCAACAGACATGTACAGTGAAGCTTACGAAGAAGGCGATGAAACTATCGAAGAAATTATTGAAGCAATTCTACGAGAAGAAGAAGATTCAATGATGGGTCCTGATTCAGAAAATGTATCTGAAGAAGAAGACGTAGTAGATATGTTACAAACTGAAATTGAAGAAAAAGACCAAGAATTGCAAGAAGCATATCGTACGGTAAAACATCTTCAAGCAGTTATTAATGAAGTAAATCTTCTTAATGCAAAACTTCTTTACACGAACAAATTGTTCCGTAATTTTGAGTTATCAGAAACTCAAAAAATGAAAGTTATTGAAAATTTTGATAGAGCAGCAAACACCCGTGAAGCAAAATTAGTTTTTGCTACATTGGCTGAAAGTTTTAATAAACCGACTAAGAAGCGCGTAGTTAAAGAATCATATGCTTCTCGTCCAACTAGAACAACTGCTCCATCACCGGAAACAACACAAATTTTATCTGAAGGCTTCGAAATGGCTAACAGATGGAAAAAATTAGCAGGATTATTGTAAAACAAACAAAAACAAAAACAAAGGAAAACAAATGAGTATTTCAAACTTACTTCAAACAAATGACTTTGTTCAACGAAACAATGCAAAAGCGTTAGCTGCAAAGTGGGAAAGAACAGGTCTATTAGAAGGTCTTCGTGGTGAGACTGAAAAAGCCGGAATGGCACAATTGCTTGAAAACCAAGCACGTCAATTAGTAAAAGAAGCTTCTGCAACAGGAACTTCAGCTGGTTCAGAAGAATGGGCTGGTGTAGCACTTCCATTAGTGCGTCGTATTTTTGCTGAATTTGCAGCAAAAGAATTCGTTTCAGTTCAACCAATGAACTTGCCATCAGGTCTTGTATTTTATCTAGACTTTAAATATGGTACAGCTCAACCAGGATTTGACGCTGATAATAGCAACAGAACAGGTGATCCATTTGGTTCTCCTAATGCAGATGACTCAATGTTTGGTGTTACTACTACAACTGGTGATCCAAGCGGAGGTCTTTATGGTGCAGGTCGTTTTGGTTATTCAATCAACGCGGTAACATCATCTGCAGTAACTGCTGCTACAGGTTCTACACCAACTGCAGCTCAAGTAAATGGCGATTCTACTTATTCTGGTTCAGCTAATTACAAAATGTTAACAGTTAACATTCCAACTGATGCTGATCTTTATGCAATTCGTTCATTTACATTATTATCAGGTTCAGGTGCTGCTGAGATCATTCCAGTACAAGCATTCTCAACTGTGAATTCTAACTTCACTGCATCATTTGTATTATCTGCATCTGCTCAATTTGCAGCAGTTCAATTAGCTATCGATGCTGGTAACTTGAAAATTAATTACAGCAAACAACCTACAGATATTACTAGAGGTGATTTTGAAGACAATAAAGGTGGATATGGAAATGGATATAACACTGATATCGATATTCCAGAAATTAACCTTGAAATGCAGTCTAACCCAATTGTTGCTAAAACACGTAAGTTAAAGGCTGTATGGACACCTGAATTCGCTCAAGACCTTAATGCATATCACTCAATTGATGCTGAGGCTGAATTGACTTCAATGTTGTCTGAGTATGTATCAATGGAAATCGACCTTGAGATCCTTGATATGTTAATTTCAGCGGCTCCAACAACTGAATATTGGTCAGCTCGAAACAACACAATTTGGGATGGTACCGCATTTACAACTTTAGCAGCTGGTACAGCTACCCCAGGTTTAGGTGATGGATTCTATAACACTCAAGGTGGATGGTTCCAAACTTTAGGTACTAAACTTCAAAAAGTATCTAATAAAATTCACCAAA